GGCGACACAACTGGGACATTCACTGGCAGGAGATTGCCGAGCGGGTCTGGCCTGCAGCGGACGAGTTCCTGACGGTCCGCTCTCCAGGCGAGAAGCGCAGCACGAAGATATTCGATGCGACCGCATCTCTGGCGCTCGAGAAGTTCAGCGCCGCGATGGAGTCGATGCTGACGCCCAGGGCACAGAAGTGGCACACGCTGCGATCGACTGACGAGGAGCTGAACAAGGATCCTTCGGTCAAAGCCTGGTTCGAAGAGGTCACGAAGCGAATGTTCCAGGCGCGGAACAGCCCCAAGGCCGGCTACTACAGCCAGATGCACGAGGGGTACAAGAGCCTCGGTGCCTTCGGGAACAGTTGTATGTTCGTCGATGAGCCTCGAGGGGGCGGTATCTCCTATGTGCAGTGCCATGTGGGCCAGGTCTACATTGAGATCGACCCGGCCAGGCGCGTCGATACCGTCTACCGCAAGTACTCGATGAGCGCGAAGGCCGCCGAGCAGGAGTGGGGCCGGGACAAGCTGCCCGCCAAGGTGTCTCAAGCACTCGAGCTCGACGAGTCCATGTACAAGCAGTTCGAGTTCCTGCACGTTGTGACCCCGCGCGTCGATCGCGACATGGATCGCAAGGACTACGAGGGAATGCCCTGGCACTCGTACCACATCGGCGTTGACGATAAAGCCATGATCGAAGAGGGTGGCTATCACGAGTTTCCGTACATGTACTCGCGGTACACGCTGAACCCGACCGAGATGTACGGGCGCTCCCCGGCCATGCTGGTACTGCCGGCGATCAAGATGGCCCAGGAGATGCAGAAGACGTTCATTCGCAGCGGGCACAAGATGGTCGACCCGCCCCTGCTCCTGCATGACGATGGCGTGCTGGGTACTGGCAGCAAGCAGGTGCGTCTCACTCCAGGCGGCCTCAATTATGGTGGCGTCGATTCCCAGGGCCGGCCCCTGGTGGTTCCGCTCCAGACTGGGGCTCGCCTGGACATCACCGAGGGGATGCTCGAGAAGGAACGCGAGGTCATCAATGACGCCTTCCTCGTGACCCTCTTCCGGGTGCTGGTCGATGCGCCCCAGATGACGGCGACCGAGGCGCTGATCCGTGCCCAGGAGAAGGGCCAACTGCTCGCTCCTACCGTGGGCCGGCAGCAGTCCGAGATGATAGGTCCGCAGATCGACCGGGAGTTCAACATCCTGGGCCGGCAGGGCTACCTGCCCGCGATGCCGGGGATCCTGCTAGAGGCCGAGGGCGAGTACGAGATCGGCTACGAATCGCCCGCCATGCGGCATCAGCGCAGCGAGGAACTGCTTGGGGTCCAGCGGACGCTCGAGATCGCGATGCCGTTTGCCCAGGCCGACCCGAGCATCTTGGGCATCTTCAAGCCCGACAAGATCATCCGGCTGGCGGCCGAGATCAACGGGGCCCCGGTAGAAATCTTGCGAACACCCGACGAGCTGGAAGAACTACAGGCAGCCCAGGCCCAGCAGATGCAGCAGCAGCAACTGCTCGAGGGTCTTACCCAGGCGGCGCCGGCCATGAAGGATATGGCCCAGGCACAAGCGGCAGCACCGGCCGAGGGGATGGGCGCGTGATCTTGGCCTTTGTCACTGGCGTGGCGGCTGCGATCGTGGCCTTTGTCCGAAAGGCGAGACGGGTAACGGGTGCGTGATGAACTCCTGGCTCGTAGCCGCGCGTATAGACAGACTTTCGAAGGAGCCGATGCCGAGGCCGTCCTGGCGGATCTCGAGCGATTCTGTCATGCGAACTCGACCACCCATGTCGAGGGCGATAGCCACGGCACCGCCCAGCTCGAGGGCAGGCGACAGGTCTGGCTCCGTATCCAGGGCTACCGCAACCTGAGCGACGCCGAGATCGGCGAGTTTATCGGTCACGCATCGACCGAGGAGGACTGAGATGGCAGAAGAGGCAGCAGCGGCAGAGGTTGCCGCACCGAGCGAATCGGTAGAGGTCGAGGTACCTGGATCTGGCTGGACATCCGGCATGAGCGAGGCGAGCCAGGGCTTTGTTGAGAACAAGGGCTGGACGAGCGCCGACCAAGCCCTCGAGAGCTACCAGCACCTGGAGAAGACAATGCGGGCCCCTGCCGATCAGGTGGTGCGCCTTCCGAAGGAGGACGACGCCGAGGGCTGGGGGGATGTCTACACCCGCCTGGGCCGTCCCGAGGAGCCTGCGGGCTACAAGCTGAACGAGGCGGAGGTGCCCGAGGGCGTCCCCGACTTCACTCCAAGGCTCCGAGAGTGGGCCCACGAGGCCGGTCTTTCGCAGAACCAAACGTCTCAGATACACGAGAAGTTCCAGGCGAGGCTGACCGAGATGACGCAAGAAGCCGAGGCGCAAAGACTCGAGCAGTCGGCAGCGGACGAGCAAGACCTTCGCCGGGAGTGGGGCGAGGCGTGGGATGCAAATGTCGCGAACGGGAAGCGTTTTGTTCAGAGTTTCAAGATCGACCAGGACACGCTGGGGAAACTCGAGAGTGCGCTGGGAACGGCCGGCCTGTACAAGCTGGCTGCCGACATCGGGCGTGGGCTGGGGGAGCACGGGATGCCGACCGGAGCCGAGGATGATGGCGGTGGCCTGACGTTCGGGATGACCCCGGCATCCGCTAAGGCGAAGATTGCGGACCTCTCGCTCGACAAGGATTTCATGGATCAGTACATGGATGGCCGCAAGGAGGCGGTGGCCCGGATGACCCGGCTGCACTCCTTGGCGCATCCAGATGTTGCAGGATCTGAATGATGTGCTAAAGCGGCACTTAGAATCTAGTTCGGCCCCGGCCTGGCGCCCGGCATAAGCCTTCCAGCCAAAGATGGCCTCGGTGTGGCAACCGACATAAGCCTTGGAAGCCGTTGGTAGAGAGCAGGCCCCGCGGAAATCGCGGCATAAGCCTCGCGGACGCACATAGTGCGTCATCGCTTTTGGGGCTAATTCAATGTCAGACCAAGTTAACACTGCCTTTGTGCAGCAGTACGCCACGAATGTGGCTCACCTGTTGCAGCAACGGGGCAGCAAGCTACGCGATACGGTAATGACCAGCAACGCAACCGGCAAAGCGGCGAAAGTCGTGGAGCAGGTGGGCGCTGTAAACGCGCAGAAGCGCACAACCCGGCACGCAGATACTCCGCTGATCTCTACCCCGCACAGTGCGCGGTGGACGTTTCCGGTGGATTACGAGTGGGCCGACCTGATCGACGATCAGGACAAGGTGCGGATGCTCATCAATCCCCAGTCACCCTATGCGGTGAACGGGGCTTACGCGATGGGCAGAGCGATTGATGACGAGATCCTGGGTGCCTTCTTCGGAACGTCGAAGACGGGTGAGAACGGATCGACCGATGAGGCTTTTTCTGGGAACACCGTTTCCGAGATAGCTGGCGGGAAACTCACCATCGCGCAACTGCAAGAGGGCAAGCGGATTCTCATGGAGAACGAGGTCGATCTCGATAACGACCAAATCTACATGGCAATCACTGCCGGTCAGCATGAAGACCTCCTGGGGATGACTCAGATCCAGACCATCGACTCCAACGCCACCAAGGTGCTGGTCGATGGCAGGGTTCGATCATTCCTTGGAATTAACTTCGTCACGACTGAGCGAATTCCTGGGGCTGGTGATGATCCTACGAATTGCCCGATGTGGGCGAAGTCGGGAATGCACCTCACGGTGTGGAACGACATCACCACCAAGATCAGCGAGCGTGAGGACAAGTCCTACGCCACGCAGGTCTATGTGAAGGGCACGTTTGGTGCCACACGTTTGGAGCTTGGCAAAGTTGTCAAGATTCAAGCGGGTACTGCTTAGAGCGAATTGACGTAACGGAACCGGTGCGGTGTCGTGCCGGTTCCTGATCGTCACCATTTAAAAGGAGCCGTGGAGTCATGGCCCGATTCTATTCCGATCATTTCAGTTCAGACGGCAGCAACCAGACCAGCGTAGACGCGCAGCGCCGAATCAGCGCAGGGCTTTCGCACGGTCGCCTCCGCTACAAGCGATCCATCGTTAGCGCGATGGATAGCGCCAACGCGGATGAGGTACGGTTCGCTCAGTTCAAGAGCAGCGACCGGATCATCGAGTTGCTCCTCAGTGGCGATGGCGGCGGCAGTGCCGGAACGATCAACCTGGGCCTTTACAAGTCCGGTAGCGCGCACGATGGCGTTGTGATCGATATGGACTTGTTTGCTTCCGACATTGACACGACCGGCGTTATTGCGCGGGTTGACCAGTTCAAGGAATCGTCAACGCTTACCGACCGAGATCGCGGGAAGACGCTTTGGGAACTAGCCACTGTCGGTGCCGCTTCGTACACGTCCGACCCGATGGAAGACTGGGACCTGACGGGGCTTATGGATGCTGGTTCGGATGCTGTCCTGGAGTTGGTTCTTGAGGTTTATTACACTTCCGGCGACTAGCGAGGTAGCGGATGCCCAGTGCAGTAGACATCTGCAACAGGGCGCTAAGCCGCGTAGGTGAAGCGCGGATCACTTCGTTGACGGATGACACCAAGCAGGCTCGCGCTTGCAACAGTGCCTATACGCTCATTCGTGACGAAGTGCTTCGCGCTCACCCGTGGAACAGCGCGATCAAGCGGGCATCACTCGCAAAGCTATCCGATGCGCCCGATTTCGGGTATGACGCGCAGTACCAACTGCCCTCCGACTGCCTGCGCGTAGTCGAGGTGTACGACACGAAACTGCCCTGGGTAGTGGAAGGTCGTAAACTGCTCTCTGACGAGGGCACACCTCTCAAGATGCGCTACGTCCGCAGGGAAGAGGACCCGAACACCTTCGACTCCCTGCTGGTTTCCGCCATTGCCGCTCGCCTTGCGATGGAGCTGTGTGAAGAACTCACCCAGAGCAACACGAAGCGCGAGCGTGCTGGCGAGGAGTACGCAGCGATCCTCACGATCGCCCGAAAGGCAGACGGCCAGGAACAAAGTCCGATGCCTTTCGAGGAGGACGACTGGGTAAACGCGAGGTACTGAATGCCGAAAGCCTCGCCCATCCAGACCAGTTTCAACGCGGGAGAGTTGTCTCCCACGCTCGAGGGCCGCGTCGATCTCGACAAGTACGCGAGCGGATGCTCCAAGATGGAGAACTTCATTCCGCTGGTGGTGGGGGGTGCCCG